GGTAGCAGATTGACCGAATAAGTGACCGATTGACCGTCTTCAGAGATTGTGAAATTTGACATCACAACAGTATCTGGTTCTGGGTTATTCGTCGTTGACAGAGAATTGATTGTCCAAGTTTTCATAGTTGCACCTGAGGTATTGGAATGACTGGGGCTTGCGTAATTGCAGCAGCATCCGCTTGCTGTTTAATTTTTTGCATCAACAAAAATGCACCTGACTTAGACGGCAATTCACCCAGCACTTGTTGGATAAAGTTAATCTCTTCCGTTGATAAGCTAAGAGGGGTTTCCATTTTTATCCTACTAGAAGATTACGAGTATTACCTGCTGCATCTTTAATCGTGATGTAGCCAGCCTGCGCCAATATTCCCGCTGTGTATGTGCCAAAGCGCACGTTTCCTGTTCCTTTTGGTGTCAGCCTTATGTCTATGTTGGTGTCTGATCCTGTTGCAGTTATTGATGGCGCAGCGCCCGTAGCCGCACCCGTTACTTGCAAATAGTTAACAGCGGAGGCTGTATGAATAATAGCAAACTGCTGTTGATTATAACTATTGGTAAAAAAATTAACCTCAGCAGTTCCTTTAGAGGAAGTGGAAAACTGAATGTTTGCGTCACTACCTTGAACAGCTAATTGCGGTGTGTTGCCCGTAGTAGAGCCTTGCATATTAAAATAATTCACCGCAGACGCAACAGGCGTGACTCGCAGGGATTCTGCGCCTACTAAACCACCGATTGAAGTTGTGCCAGCAAATACGTTTGCAGCCGTACCCGCAGCGTAGAAGTTAAACCGTCCTGTGCCGCTTGCGATGTTGCCGTAGAAGCCGTAGTTGTTTGTTGCGCCTGTGAGGGATGCGTCAGCAAAGTAGCCGACTTGATTGGTTACGGAAGAACCCGCCCCAAATGCGTTTTGGAAAGTCCAGTAATGGCGTAAGTTAGATAAAGTAAACGCCGTGGCTTGCGTGGAAGCAACGCTTGAAAAGTAACTAGCTGAAAAAGTTGTGTCAGATTGAACGACGGCTTCCATAGCTACGCCGTAGGCAGTTACTGCACCAGTAATCGTTGTACCAACTTTTAACTTATAGCCAGTCAATGAACTAGAACCAATCCCAACCCGCCCCGCACTATCAATCCGCATCCGTTCTGTTGAGCTAACCGCACCATCGGCGGTAGTAGAAAACACCAAGCGACCTGGCATATCGTTTGCGCCTGGTGTGCCGTCTACTGCTGCGGAGATTTGTGCCGCAGTTGATTGAATATCCGTCCCATCTGCACCATTAAAAGAAATTACTCCAAGGGTATCACTTGCACTTACGATATCATTTGAACCGTTTGTTGTCCCCCTTGATTTTGCAAAAAACATAACAGGACTAGCAGAAGTATTTATGTTTGCTGTTATGGATTGAGAAAAAGTTGAAGACGTAGTTCCTTCTACTTGTAGGCTTGGGACGTATGCGGTAAACAAAGTTCTTGTCGCATCAACACCGACAAGTGCCGCACCACTGTTGTTAATCACAAACGGCGTAGCATCAGGGTTGGCTGAATCCTCAACTAACAATGCGTTACCTGCGCCAACTTGCGTGATGCGTAAAGCAGCGTTAGCAGAGTTGTCTGAGATGACTGCCGTACCGCTTACCGACAAGTTTACAAAGTTGCCGTCAGCACCACCTTCGACACGTTGCCAAACCGAACCGTTAAACACCGCCCAATCGCCAACACCCCAGTTAGTGATGCCGTTTAGGTTTGTTGATCCAGCAACAGAAACAACGTAATAATATCCTTTTGTTCCAACGCTTGAAGTCAATGCAGGGTTATTGGTCGATGCGTCCCAAGTACCCTGATAATTGACCGATTGAAATGATGATGCAATCGCTCTTAAACTCATAATCCTTCCCCTGGCGTAATCTCAAGCGCACCGACAGCATCCGCTTCAAACCATGCATTGGCTGGCAAACCGCCGAAAATTTCAACTGAATATGGCAACATTCCAATCGTGTTAGCCGATGGATTACCCGCGGTCGGCGCTGTCACAGTAATGGTCTGTACCGCATTTTCTGGCTGTGGTGGTTTCCACGAAAAATATTGAGTAGTACCCAACATATTCTTAACACGATAGCTGGTTGGCTGATCGTTGTTGGATGACGAAACTTGCACCGCTGAAGTTCCAACTAAAACAGTTGGGCCAAATGGTGAAAATGGACTGTTGTAAGCCATGATAATCCTTTTTTTAGAAAAAAAGCCACCCGATTTACTGAGTGGCTTTTCCGACGTTTTGACTATTTAATTGAACGTCAAGTCGTAGCCATAAACAAACACATCACAAGTTGCAGCAGCACCTTGGGCGGTCGCCACGTTAAAGTAGAGATTTTGCCCCGATTGCGCTGCTGTGCTTGCTACTGTGCGTTGCGACACAACAGAAGCCGCAGTACAGGCCGACAACGCTGCGTTTGCAACAATCCCTGTACCACCCGCAGCAGGGGCTGTAAACAGTCCCGCAGCAGCAGTTGTAAGGCTTATGCTCGCATTGGTAACAATAACGTTAGAAACGCTGTAGCGGCTTGTGTTTAGGATAGGCAATACTGTATCGCCTGTTGCGTTAACGTTCACACCTTCAAACGAGGCAATCAAGCGCAATGCTTGGTTAGTACCTGCGACTTGTGGATGCGAACTAATGGTGACTGCTGGACCTGGATTCGACATAATAATTTCCTTTAAGTTTGATTAACGGGGGGCTTTCACCCCCCACTAAATTACGCTGCAACGCGGCAAGCGAGTTCTTGGTACAACGGCGCCCAACCATACAGCACATCCAAACGTGTTGGAATGCTGTCGTTGTTAATCGTGTACTGACGAACCACACGAATCGACAAACCAAGTTCTTTGTCTGATGCGCGGCCAGCAAAGTGAACGCCGTCGGGCAATTCAAGGTCAGCTGTGGCCAGCGTGAATGCGTTGCGGTGCATCACGAGGTTCTGTGGGCTGACTGTGCCGGTTGCCGACAATCCGATGCTGAACGGTGTGACCGTTGCAGTTGCGGAAGTTGTAGGAATCGACACGTTCTGGAATTGACCGGCTGTGATGATTGCAGGGACAACAGTTACGGAAATTGTGCTCGAACCCGAACCCGTAACGGTGGATTGAACGACAAAGTTGCGTAGCTTGTTGGTGCCGTAAGGCTGGCGGTTCTGTGGGTTAACAGCGAACACGTTTGCAATTTGAATCACATCACCCTGGTTCAATGTCAAACCAGCGCCGTGGGTCAAAGTGATTGTGGACGATGAGGCCCAGCCAGTTGCAATACCGATGCTTGTAGTGTTGGCAGTCAGAGTGCTGGCTGTCGTGGTCCATGCACCGAAACGCTGGGAAATCACGTTCTGGTCCATTTTCCAGTTCATGCCGCCCGAATCACGGCCCATCAAACCTTTTTGGTACTGGCTAGTGACTGCTGTCTGTGGATTAAACAAACCTTTCAGGCTGTCCACAATGGTGGCGCTGGTGAATGGTTCGATAATGCACGAACGGCGGCCGTCGCGTGGTGCGCCTTCGCTGTCCAAATAAGCCTGGGCGGTTAGGTATGTAATCAAACCGCTTGGGGGCGTTCCAGCTGAACCAACGATGTTGGCGGTGCTGTTTTTAGCCATGGTCAGACCGTCAAAGTCGATTTTGTTGGCAATAGCAGCAATAGCTGGCTTCAAAACGCGGTCGCTAAACATATCAAGCGAAAGCGCCAGGTCTTGTGTTGTGAATTGTGTGTCAACGTGGAATTGTGTTGACAGGGTCACAGGCACGGACGTTTCGTTGAAATCTTCAACGTTCAAAGCTGGGCCAGTTGTACCGATAAAACGACCTGGACGACGAACGTTCAGAGTGTTACCGATTTTGGCGCCCACAACGGCAAACTGGTCGTCGTATTCGCGGTTAACTTCTGACGTAAATGTCAGTTCGTTTTCTAGGACCATCAACGCTTCGTTGGTGATCTTGCTGATGGTAAGTAAGTTATTAGACATTTGGGTTCCCTTGAGAAAAATTTAATTGTCAGCGAATTTTCTTTGAATTGCGGGCAGCTTTCCACTGTTGATAAGTTCCATGAAAATTCCCATCGGAATCCAGTCCCGCATCAACAGTATTCAGTGCACCGCGCAACGGCGAAATTGGCGCTGGCGCTCTTGACTTCCCAACAACAGCCCTTGCATCTGGGGCAGAAACCTTTGCATCACGCTCATAACGCGCTTCAATTTTTCCAATTTCACGAACGGCAGAAACAATCGACATATCACCCAGTTTTTTTGCAAACTCGGCATTTTCAGCCATGTAATACAAAATCTGCGGGCCATACTCTGATTCAATAATTGCATCGCGCACGGGGTCTGAAACCTTCACATCGCT